GTATAAGTTTTGTATTGTCCTGCTGTCCACCCTGTCATAGTAGAACCTGCAGGAACTACTGGTTCATCGTCTTCTGTAAAATATGCCTTGTGTGTATTGACCCCGCCGGAGCCATCTGAGTAAGAAACTACACTATCTTTGCTCCAAATACATCCACCCTTTTGTGAAAGGCCATAACCTTGATACTGCCAAGAGCAATACTTACCTACAACCTTACGGTTCGGTAGAGTAATTCCAGATAAGTCATAAGGAGCCGCAAGCTCATAAGTTACTGCAGTGTTGTTCTCTCCACTAATTCTATCAAGTATAAATTTCCTTATCGGAAACTCTACAGAAGGAGAAGTGTCTCCCGATTCTCCTACTAAATACTTTTTGAGAGTAGTGCGTTTTGTAAGTCGCTCCCCTACTAAGTCTTCTGCTTTTATATCTCCAATAGCAGAAGAAAATGTATTTGCTACATTTGCTACAGTTAGAGTTGGACGATTAATTGCACCATCTGCACTTAAATCTACTCCATCCATCATAATAGGAAAGGCAATATAAGTTCTAGCAGTATAAGGGCTAGTACGATCTCTAAATTGAACTTCTGTTAAGTCTTCTTCAAGTCCTGCGTGGAAATAAAGAATAGTATTATTTACTGTAAGTTCATATAATTCTACTAGCTCACTTCCAGGCTCTTGTAGTTGTACTGCTTCAATTAACTCGCTCATGCTTCATAAACTCTTTTAAATGTTGCTGATACGGAATAAAACCCATCATGGGTATACATTTGATTATAATTTTGACAAATAACTTTAAGTGCTAACTCCCCGCCTGCTGCGTTGCTGTCTGGTACTGTATAAGTAAAAGAAGTAGCCCCTTTTAAAGACCCAAAGTACCCAGTAATATCATCAATCTCTGCTGCAGTACGATTATTAAAAGTTACACTAAAAGTTTCTTCTACAGAGTTAATACCATCAACAAGGCGCTGCTCATAGCCGTCTCCAAACTTAGCTACAAGTACACGAGGAGTAGACTGTCGTCCAATGCCTTTGTCGGGTAATATTGCTCTACTTCCGAAACTAGCTGAAGTTGTAAATCCAAGTGCCATTATGCTGCTCCATATGGGTTAAGTATTCCACCCGATCGTTTCTGATTTTGTAGTTCTTGTTGCACTGCTCGTGCAATTACACTTCCAAGATTGCCTGCTTGTGCAGAGTCTTGTTGAGTATTTGTAGACGCATTCCCTTGATTATCAACAGAGACGTTTACAGTAACATTATTTTGTTGTCCTGCACCCTGCATACTTACAGGAATTGACTTTCCGTCGGGCAGAGGAACTACTGCTTCTGTCCCGTGCATCATTACAGGGTAACCAGCATTAGGCCCTTTTGAAACTCCTCCAGCGGCATATCCAGGCATATTTCTTCCTTGAGAGAAGACTCCTCCATTACGAGCAAATAGACTCATAAAGCCTCCACCCATACCAGGAATAATAGAAGTTAACAAGCTTCCTATACCTCCAAATATATTCTTAAAAGCATCGGCACCTCCAGAGAATATATTTTTAAATTTGTCTAGGAAACTAGAATCAGGATCAAATATACTTTTTAATCCATTAATAAAATTACTAAAAATTCCACCCCTGCGTATAGTACCTTCACGTGTTACTCCTTGCTCTCCTGACGAAATATCTTCTGTCATAGCTTTAGAGCCTTTTGTCTCGCCTAATAAAACTTCTCCGGCTTTAGAAGGCCCCGTTTTGATTGCAGAGGCTATAGTAGTTGCTACTTGGTGGCCTGCCGCTATCATTTCGGAAGCTATGGCTTTTCCTTGCTTAGCCCTGTAGTTATAGGATCTGTTCCCATTATAATATCTGTGAGCTGCCCAGATAAAGTATCGGCAAGGCTGTTCAGAACTCCTTGGCCTATAAGAAGAATCGCATCTTTTAGGCTTTTTTCCTCCCCTTTAATAATTGCAGCAATATTAGACTGTAAGTTACTCTCTAATGCTTGATTAGCCGTATCTAGTAACTGGGAACCTAAAGAAATTTGTCTTTCTAAGGACCTTTCTTTCTCTTCATTTAGTGCTAATTCTTGTTGAAGCTGGGTTAAACGAGTTTGTTGTTGATTATTTAGAGTTTCGCCGGGCTCTAATCTTTGATCTTCAAGTAGAGCAAGTTGTTCTTCTATGTATTTCCTATTATCGTCTAACTGCTTGGCCTGTAAGCCAAGATTTATTAAATCTTTCTGACGCTTTGTACGACCGCGTAAATCTTTTTCTGTGCGTAGAGCGAGTTCATTTGCTCTGGTTATTTTATTTTTTTCAAGATTATCAAGAGCCTTTGCGAAAGCTAAGTCTTTTTCTGTGATATCTAAGTTTTTCTGCTGGCTCGGTAGTAAATTTCCGTACTCATCTCGTAAACTATTGGTTAGTTCTAATTGAGCTTCTAAAGCTTTTACTGCAGATTCTGCTGGAGTCATTCCCATAAACGAAGTTCTAAGCTGTTTTGCTTGATTCTGTGTATCTTCTAAACCTCTAGTATAGTTTTTAAAAAGGGAGGTTGCATCTGCTACGGCTTTTTGCTGCCCTTCTAATTCTACCCAGAGCTCTCTTGCCCTTTCTGGAGATCTTGTATTTAATAACTCTTGAACTATGCCCAAGTATTTTTTTATAGAACTAGAACCTGCTCCACCTAAGTTATTGGATATTAAACTTAAGTTTTCTGCTTGATCTGTAAAATATGTTCCTAACTTAGCTAGTCTTTGGTCATCAGATGTATTAAGAAAGTCTCCAAAAGTTTTATTTGATTCGTTTAACTTCTCATTAAAATAATTTAACTTATCTACAGCGTCTTCGTAGGCTACTTCGAAGGGAGCATAGGACCCACCCGCTCTCTCAGACTTTGCTAGCGCTGTATTCACATTGCTTTGGGCTTTTTCTATACGTGCTTCTAATTTTTCTACATTTTTTAAGTTTTCTGTTTGAAAGTCTATGTACGTAGAGAATCCGGTTTCAAGTAAAGGATTCATACTAGCTGTAGAGAGCGACCCGATTCTTTCTCCCAATGCAGTAAAGTACTTTAAAGAACCTGCCCCATCTTCTGTTATTATCTCCTGAATTTTGTTAAAGTTTTTAAATTCATCTGTTAGCTCCTCTACTTTTCGACTTGCATAGTCTAGGGCTTCACTGCTTTCATCTGCTGCTTTTTTAGTTTTAAAAAATTGATAGACAACAGCACCCAGAGTAGCAATAAGGGCAATCCAAGAAATTACGGAAAGCGCAGTGGCCGCATAACCAGCAAAAGATGCAGCCGCCAGTTTCATAGTAGCAAAAGCTCCTGTAACTTGAACTTGGGCCATTCTCATAAATAGGCCAATTTTGCCTGTTGTCTTTTTAAACTCTTGCTCTATGCCTTTTGTACTTGTTTTTGTTGCAAGAAGCATTTCAGCTAACGCAGCTTTCCATTGAGCTTTCATTTGGTTGGTCATTTTCTTATTATTTTGAACAGCTCTTTGCATTCCTACTATCTGTTGAGAACTTAAATCCCCTCCTTTTCCTTGTTTAATCATTTCAAAACCGCTATTAGGATTTCTAGTTTTAAACCCCGGATCGCCCAGTGCTTGGGCTCTTTCAGCGGCAGATTGTTTATTAGCAATACGAGTTTCAGTAGTATAGTCTTTTAAAGAAGCTTTTGCTTTATCAAAAGATTCTTGAGCTTGTTCCGCGCTAGCTTTTGCATTTTCTCCGATATCTCGTAAACCTGGAAGAGCGGCAGTTAAAACTCCTTTACCAAATACTCCTAATAATGCTACGCCAAGCGCAGGAAATTGAGATATGGCCTCTGCAAAAGGCCCGAGCATTGCGGCTGCAAATTCTTTTATACTATTTATAATATCATCAAAAGACTTGCCTAGTTTATTAAATACATTAACACCAGGATTTACAACTGCTATAATTCTAGAGTACTTTTTCTCTGCTTGCTCTAGTACGTCATTTGCTACTGCTTGAGACCTTTCAAATGCTGTTAAACTCTTTGCATCCCTATTTAAAGAATCAGCATATTTTTGAGTTGCATCGTCTAGTCGAAGTATAATACCTAATTCGTCTAGGAGTTCTGGCTCTGCTTTTGTTACACCACGAATTAATCGATTAAAAGAATCAGTTACATCTCTACCAAGAATAATGGAAGCATCTTTTGCTGCTGTTCCAAGCCGAGTTAATTGATCTCCAGTGAGCCCTGCGGATACTCCAATTGCAGCTGCCTGGGAAGCATCTGTAAAGTTAATTTGGGCGTCTGTAGCTGCAATAATATCATTTGACAAGGATCGAAGAGCTACACCCGTTGCTCCTGCGTAGGCTTCTTGACCTTTTTGAAGAGTTACTAAATTTCCTGCGTCCTTTAGAAATGTAAAAGCTGCCGAAACTGCGAATAGATTAGCGGCAAGAGTAGCATATGCAGGTACTAAACCTCCATTTATTCCTTGAGCCATCTTTGAAAAGTTTTTAGTAGTATTTGAAGAAGCACCTGCAGCGCCTTTCAATGTACGATCCGCTACTTGAGCGCCTGTAGCAGTTTTGCCAAGAGCTTTATTAAGCTTTTGCGCAGATACGGTAGCTTTCTGCATTTTGCCATTTACGACAATATCTATTTCAATCTTATTTTTTGCCATTAGCCCGTCACATTATGGGTGTAATTCTTACCACCGCTTTTAGCTTTACGCTCTTCTTCTTTTCGTTTTCTGTCTGCTTCTTCTGACCTATGATTCATTAGCATTCGTTCATAGAGTTTCATGAAATATAAAGTTGTCTTAGGATCATCTACGTTATAAATATCAAATAACTGTGAGCAATGAGACCAGTCTTTCCCACAATAAGTGCCGGACATTCCTTCCCAGACATCTGAGAGAAGACTAAACATAAAAAATGCCACTTGAACCTCTGTCGGAAAACTCGACTCGGTAAGCGGCATCTTTTGGGGGTCAGGCTCTGTACCTAGTTGCTCGCATATCTCTAGATACTGATCCATAGATACGGGCGAAGACTGTTCTTTTACAAACCGAGCAAGTAAGTCCTGTATTAAGGTTACTTGCTCCCAGTAAAATTTTCTAGGTCTGAAACAGTATCAGTTACCCAAGAGTCAAAGCTATTAGAATTCCGCATCAATAGTTCTGCATTGTCTTGAGTAAAAGGTAGCTCGTCATCAGGTTTGTGAGCTGAAATATCCACCAAAAGAAACTCTTCTAAGTATGAAAATTTTAGTCCCGTCCATCCCTTGATAACTGCACTAACATACTCTTCCAGAAACTTATCTTCATCTAAGTTTTCTTCTGGTTGATGAGTACGCTTATTAAATTTTGTGCTAACACACTTCTTACGAAGTTTTAGTAATTCATCCCTGCCCAAATAACAAATATCTACACTAAACCCTTTATAGCCAGGGAAGTCAATGGACACTGTCTTACTTGGAGTTAATAAACTCGCTAATGAAACTTGGGCGATTTTGGGAGTAACTGAATCTGTCATTATATATCCTTTTCTTGTTTTTATAAACAAGTAGGGGTTTTTACACCCCTACTTTTATTGTTATTAGTATAGAAGATCTCAACATAAAAGTCAAGAATTATTTTTCTATGCTCCTTTATATGTCAAGACAACTTCGTCTGTATCAGTAATAGTGCTTGGTAGCGCATTGAAATTAGTCTCAAGCGAAATAACGTCCTCAATAGAGTGAGTAGGAATATCCACGTGAGCTGTTGCCATTGCGAGTTCCAAAGCCGGAGCAGTGGTTCCACCAACTTTAAATGTAAGCGCAAAAGAGTTAGTAACAACATTCGAAATTGCTTTAACATCTTCGAAGAAGTCACTAGACTTATTTGTTCCAGCAGTATCTTTCAACAAGTAACAAGTGAAAGATCCAGAAACGGCTCGACCACCTGTTACGTGACCAATCGGAGTATTTACCACGCCTAGTACTTCTGGAGTGAGATAGCTAATGTTATTAGTAATCGTAATGCTTCCGCCAGTGAGAGTCAAGTCATAAGATGCTTCGAGCTCATCAGTACTATCGCCATCAGGATCTTGCGTAGTAGGTACAATTGTAAGCTGAGTTAGACGATTACGAATAAAGTTATCTGTAGCAGTAACATCTTCATAAATAGTAGCAGTTGGTAGACCACTTGCAGTATCGTCAACAACTTCTGCCGCAAAGCCTGACCAGTCAATCATTGCAATACCATCGATTTCAAAGTTAAGAGTTGCTTCATTAACAACTGCACTTGTTAGCTTATATACTTTTTGGTTTGCCCTGCCTACAACGAAGTAGATATTTGCAGTACCAAGAGTAGATTTATTTGAGCTATCAAAGTCAATGTTCAAATCTGTAGTGTCAGCAGTAAAGCCTGTAAAAGTACTTGAAGCGTATGCTGCGTCGCCTGCCATCAATGCCCACAATACTTCTTCTACTGCGTGATGATTTGCCGCTGTATCGGCGGCGCCTGCACCAGTTCCTGCAGATACAAAAGGACGTACGTAAGTAGAAAACGACCATTCTGCGGGAGCAAGAGAGTCATTAAACGCGCGACGACCCCGCTTACTGTTGCCTGCGGAATCTTCCATCTCTGAAAGTGCGATTTCTGATACGTTAGTAGCTTGTGAAAAGCTAAAGCCATCTAGTACGGGCATCTCCCATACAGCTGACCCAATCTCAATGTATACTTTGGTATCTCGGCTAAAATATAATTGTTGTGCCATTAGTTTCTCCTATAATCCTGAAAAGACTTGAACTTGAACGTTTGTTCGTGTCAGTATTTTCTAGTATCGAACCTCTATTGTCATTTCACCGACTCCATATGGTTCAAGTACACCCTCATCAGTATCTATACTAATAATTGTGATTTGGTGTGTGTGTTGGGTTGCCCCTTTTCTATCGATGTATTCTAGTCTAGAGTTATCTTCTAATACTACTTCTACATCTTCCAGTAATTTATCTAAATCCTCTACTGAGTCTTCTGAGTTTACATAACACCGGAGCGCTACACTCATGTATCTATCTTTATGCCCTCCACCTTGATACTCACGAGTTTCTGACCCCGCGTTTAAATGTACTGCAGGAAACTCTTCTATCTCATCCCAAAATTTCAGTCGTGGGTGAACGTTATTAAATAAGTTTGTAAGGTATTCTCCATTTCCGTTAATACCTTTTAATTTATCTACTAGTGCATTTACAATGGCCTGCCTTCTAGTTGCGTATGTTCTTGTAGCCATTACTGTCTCCTAGTGTATAATCTTCCGGTTACCATTTGTGCTGCTATTTCTCGTATAGATCCCTCAATTAGTTTACGCGGGTCTCTCTCTACGCTACCTTGAGCAAATCCCGGCTCAAATGTTTGGTAAGGATATTTTTGATAAGTATAGCCTATTGAAGCAAAGCCTTGAGGAGTTTTACTTACATCTGTAATTTTTACCCCTCCGGCAAATCGTCCTGTTTGATACTGTAATCCAGGTTCTCCCATATTTTTTGCTACTACACTATTAATTTTCATATTTAAAGCAGCATATAGTTTTACCTGTGAAAACCCCGTATCTTTAGTCTTGGCTTGAGTTTTTCTATTTTTTGCAACTTTTTTTATTGCCCCACCCGCCACAACTTTAGCCGATGCAACTTTTTGTTTATTACCCTTTGTGGTTGTTGTATGTTTAGTTTTTTTAGAGGCCTTCATATCTTTAGACCGTATTTTAAGGGCTTTACCTGAGCCTAGACTTTCTAGCATATGTCTAGTAATTTTTTGCTTAAGAGTAGAAGATCCTTCTTCATTTATAAGATTATTTTTATACTCTGTAGCAAAGTCTCTGAAAGCTTTTTTTACTGATTTTTCAAATGCTGCGTCTTTGCCTATATTTTCTTTACCTACTTGAAAGACTACGTTAGAAACATAATTATCTACTAGTTTACCTTCTTTTGTAACAATTTGTTCATGGTTAATAAATAATTTATCTATTTCTAATCTAATATCTTTAGGTAAATTTGCTTTTTTAGCAAAAGCAGAAAAAGCCATAGATAATTCATTTTTATTCTCTAAAGGTATTACAGAAATTGCACTTGCTATCTGCACTTGTGAGACTGCTGAACCTTTTACGCCATGTCCTTTATGTATGTTTTTAGATAAACGCTTTTTTTGATCTTCCGTTAAGATTCCGTTATCAGTAAAATGCTGCAGCATCTTAGATTTAATTCGGCCTATTGAGTAACTAAAACTGCTAACTATAAACATATTTTTACCTAAAACATAAGAGCTAGGCAGACCTAAGTCTGGTAGTTTTGCTACTACAGCGACATATCGAAGATGGTTATTAGTCTCAAATCTTTTTGCTTGCTCCTCTGCTTCTGCGCGGGCTTTCTCTATCGCAGAGGAATACTGGCTAATAGTAATTTCTACGTCCTGCCCAAAAGTATCTATTACGGCTTTTTTCAGTTGGTCAGGGCCTGGAATTATAAGTAGCTGCCCTTTCTGCCTTTCAACTTTTTTACGCATTTCAACTTCTAAGCGTTCTAGTAGTTTATTACTAAAATTTTTCTTAAAGCTTGAAGTACTCATTAGAAGTTCTTATATAAGTCAAGCACACGCTTGATATGGTCAGGGAAAGCAACATTGTTACGCTGACTAGTACTTGCTTGGTTCTGCACTGAAGCACCTGCAAGTGTACGGCGCTCTTTATGCTCATCTTTAATATAGTAAGTAATCAAATCAATAACTGCAAGCTGTAAATCCGCAGGTATTGTCTCATAGCCGGCAGTGTATACTACACGAACAGAACCAGGACCTTTACGCCAATTACGGAAGTTTGAGCCTCCAGTAGTTCGTAAAAGACTGTCTGTTCCAGCATCAAAATAAAACTCATGAGCGGCTTCTGTAAGAGTAGCATAAGCTCCATCATAGGAGTCTCGCTCTTCTACAGATACAATAGTATTGACAGGACTCTCAGTAAGTTGTATCATATGAGTGTCCCAAGTAACATTAATGACTTCTGTTTTATTAGTACTATAGTAGTCTACAATACTATTTCCACAGTAAGTTTTTATTAACTGACTCACAGCAGGAATCAAAGCTTCGATACGCAAGTCTTCTTTCGGAGACTGAATACCTTCTGCTTCTTTATATTCTTGTAATGTAACTAAGTCTGCCATATTTAAATCACCTAATAAAAACTTGGGGGAGCGAACTCCCCCGAGTCTCTTGGTTCAGATTATGTTGCGAGGTCGATCTTAACAGCTGAACGGTTACCTGCTGTATCTGCAACCAACTCTTCAAAGCCGAGTGATTGAGTAGCAACGATAACACGACGCTGGTTACCAACTTCGTAATCTGTCTCAACTGCAACACCGCGTAGACGTGGGATTGCGTAGTTGCGAGTATTAACAGCGAAGGCACATGGGATGCCATCTGCTTCTGCTGCAAAGCTATCAGATACGATTACAGGTGAACCATAAACCGCACCGATTGCACCAGTAAGCTTAGTAGCGATATCAGAACCTACATCAGTGATGTCGGCAAAACCTGAATCTTCGATAAGCTCGTAGTAACGTGCCTGTGAGATGATGTAAGCAACATCAGTAGGGTTGATACCGTACTTGCCCATTGCTTTACGAGCAGTAAGAAGGTTAGCTGCTGTAAGAACAGCGCCGCCTGCAATGCTAGGAGCTACTGAGCTGGCAGTTGCGTATCCATCAAGACCAGTGATTGAACCAGAGCCATTGATGATAGCGTTATCTACTGCACGAGCGTGCGCACGAGCAACTGACTCAACAAGCATAGGCATCAAGTTAACGAGAACTTCTTCGTCTACATGGTTGTCCATGAAAGTCTGTGAGATCAGACGATAAGCATTCAAGATTACTTGAGCAGGCTTATATGTGCTGTCAGAAGCGCCACGATTTTCCAAGTTACCTGCTGCAGCTGCACCAGTTTGGAAAGTAGCCGGCTCAACGTCTGGCTGAATAGGTAGTACAGTTGCTGCACCATTTACTTGAATCTCACGGAACAGACCAGCTGTACGTAGATTCAGAGTAACTTCCTTTTCAATTTGACGAGAAACTTCTTGATCGATATCACCAGCATTAGTTGCATAGTCGATACCTGCCTTCTCTTGAAGGTTTTGACCAAATGCAGTGTTCATACCTTTGCCAGTTACGACGCCAAGGATATGTGCTTGCATGAAATCTTTGCCCCACTTGCTAAGATCGTTAGTAGATGTACGATCAGAGAAAGTACGCTTTGAGTCACGCATCTTAGTGAGCTCATCACTCTTTTCAGCTAACTCTTTCTTGAAGGCTTCAAGAGTTGAGTTAAAGTCTGCATCTTTCTCAGCTAATTTAGCTTCGAGGTCTGCTTGTAGACGCTCAGCACCAGTCTCAACAGCAGTTACTACCGCTGATTTAACTTGCTCTTCTTGCGCTTCTTTAGCTGCAACTTCCGCTGCTGCTTTTTCTTGGTCAGCTTTTTCAGCTGCTTTCTGCTCGGCTTGCTTCATTGCAATATTAGCAGCAGTTTGCTCCGCTACTTTTTTAGCAAAAGCTTCCAAGTCGATTTCTGGAGTATTAACTTCAGACATTTTGATCTCCTGTTGTGCGGATATTTCCGCCTTTTCCGGTGTATTTCTAGCTACGCTAGAGGTATTGACCTCGTCCTTAGCCAGAGTCTGACCGGCTAGATCTACACGATTTGTGAAAGTTTTCTTGAACTCCTCATACTCATCCATCGAGTTAAAGGATTTCGCCAAAGAAAAAGTAGCTGCCTGATTGCAAGGTACGGAAACAACCGAAACTTCAAACAACTCAGCGTCCTTAATCATTAATCCATCAGTTTCCTTAATATAATCTGCATCCTTGACACGGAAACCGACAGAAAAGGCTCCAAGGACACCGTCTTTAACAAGCTCAGCAACATTGCCGGGGGCGCTCTTGCTGATTTTGCATTCTAGTTCTAGACCATTTGGGCCGGCTTTCATGCCAGTCGCACGACCAATGGGTCGGTCATAGTCATGGTTGAAAAGAATAATAGGATTCTTCTCGAAATTCTTTAAACCACCTTTTGTCCAAGCCTCTGCAGAAATAGAATCACCCGCGCGATCAAAGTCAGCAGTGCTTGCCATTCCACGAATCATAACACTGCCATCTTCGCCGGCTTGTGCTTTGAACGTGGAGGTTAAGTTAAATATCTTTTCCATCTTTCTTTACCTCTGTCTTCACAGGCTTGGGTACTTCTATTTTTACAGGCTGTGGCTTTGGCATTTCCATCTTTGGTTTAGGGTTTGTAGCTATGAGCCAAAGTTCGGGCTCATTTCTTTCTAGCATTACTAACATTCTGGAATAGGATCGAAATACTCTTCGAATGCCTGAAAGTAGAACTGGTTTGTCTGCGCACTTTATATAGTCTGGCTGGCTTAGAACTTCGCCTTTTTCTGCAAAGAACATAGCTACTGTTTCTAGTGTTTTGCGCACTTGGGCTTTATTCGCCATCTGTATCTCCTTCTGTTGGTCGTCCGCCTAAGTCTGGGTTGGCGGCACTTCCTGCGATATTGGCAGGAACCCTTAAATCACTGTGACCTTCTATATCTTCAAATCCTAGGTTGTCACGAGCTTCGTTTGGTGTAATTATACCTGCATTTACAAGAGCAGAATAGTACTGAGCTGAGTCACGTAGTTCTGGCTGTAGAGCAGGAATATTTGTAATATCTTCTGATAGTTCATATCCGAAAAATCTTTCTAGAGCATAGTTAAGTTTTGTAACTATAGGTAGTACTGTCTCTAGATAGTATAGTCTCATGTTTGGTCGAAGATTAGCATTGTTTCCTGAGTCTAGTAGAATCGGTGGAATGCCCAATGCTTTAAGTATAGTCTTTTCAGTTTCTTCAGTAGCACTTTGAAAATCAAGTTCCTTAAAGTTTACATTTGAAATAGAATCTACTTCTATACCCCCATCAAGAATAAGAGGCCGTCGACCGCCTGCGTCTGGCTTATATCGAGCCTGCCAAGACATAAGCATACGTTCTTTAATTTTTTCAGAAAGAGTATTAGGACTTTTCAATACCAGCCCTGGAACAGCGCCGTTCTTGAAGAAGTTGTCCTGAAACTTTCTCATGCTAGTCATAAGTTGCATAGTACGAAGTGCAGGACTCAGACGAGGAACTCCTCGATAGATTGAGTAGAAGGAGTTCTCTTTAACATGAATAATCTCACTAGGAGAGTAGGTTATCTTTTCGTTAAAAGTAAACTTTTCAATATAAGTAGTATCACTTGCATGAATAATCATCTTAGATGCGGGCAGGTGGTACAAATGTACTCCATCAAAATATATAAATATATTTCCGTCTAAGAGTAAATCAATAATGCAATTTCTACGAAATGTGTTTATGTCTTGAAAAGGGTTAGGCTCAGTATTAAGTAGGAGGTCAACTCTACTACGCTTAATACCTTTTACTACTGCTGTACCTTTTGTCGCCATACCTACAATAGTGCCGATCTCTGCTGAGTCGTCTACTATCATATTAACGCCACGATTGACTATTTCTAGTTCTTCGTATGCACGCTCATAGTTATAAATCGGTTCTCTACTAGGTTCGACTTTATGGTCGTAGTAACGCTGGGCAGGATTCAGCTTTTCTTCTTCTCTACCAAGTATTTTATCATACCACGCCATGTTTAGTTCTCTGTATTTCTACCCAGTTTTCCTGCTTTTTTGCAGTAGCTAGGGAAGGATCTTTACCGTAAATTGAATGAAGTTGTAGATGATGGTCATGGCATAAGGTTACTGTATAATCATATAACTCTGCCCATTTTTCCTCTATAAACTCATCTCTCCATATAACAATATATTCATCGGTATAGTGTTCGGGGCGAATTGCCTGCTTCCCTTTCAGCCACTCTGACAATAGAGGACTTAAACTATAATAATGATGGAAGTCTAGCTTCTCTGTACTATGACAAATCTGACATGCACCAGCTTTTTGATATTGGGACTTTGCTTTATCCCTTATATACTTAACTCTGTCTCTTTTTAGCTGTGCCATGTCTTTCTTTTCCATTTTGATTATCGAAATTATAACTAACTTGAGGTTTCTTGTCAAACACTATTTTTAACGATGTCCTGTTAGAAGCTAGTCTGTGAAGTCTCAAATGAATATATAGCATATCGAAGTGCATCCGCCATGTGAGATGCTTTATTGTGCTTTGGCTTCTCTTTTAGTAGATTAGGGTTCGGATCCCACTGGTACATGTCTAAACAACCCAGGGTCTCTATACATCTTTGATCTACAATAAGGTTATCGTTGTCTACTATTGCTGCTACGTGACCTATGCCATCAATAATTGACTTCTTTGCATTTATAGTGCTAATATCATAATTCTGTGCAAAATCGAATCGAGTTTGCTGTGCTGCGGAATCTATGTATATGTAGTCTATATTGTGTTTATGAATTTGGTCTCTGATTTCTTCTGCGTGTTTCTCAGTAGTCTTTTCCGAATCATAG